TGAGCTACTAAGTTCTTGAATAGGTACTTTACCGTGGTTTAATTCACCATCTTGTGTTAAAGATCTACCTACAATAGAACCAGTTTGAAAATACATATTCAATGCTTCAGCTGGGTTGTAGTTAGTGCCATTGCCAAGATCTACCTCAGCTAAGCCGTCCATATCTAAATAAACACCATCTGGTACTATTCTAGACATTACTTGCTGTAGCTTCAAATGTGTTATTTGAATCATATCAGCAAAGCCAATACACTTGCTAACCAAACTTTCTATTCTACCTTTGTACATTCTAGGCGCACATATAGAATAATTCATCTTAACCTTGGTAGTGTCAGCATAAGGTCTAGACATATTTTTAGCAAGCTCCCATTTAAGCATTGTATCTGTTCCTAATACTTTAGCTCCGCTGTATAGAACCTCTATTGATCTTGATACTCTTTCAAAGTTATCATTTTCAGGCGGGTTAAACGTATCTGGCTTCTCAATAGCTTTTAACAGACCTTGATCTGTTTTCTTAATTTTAAACACTTGATTATGATATGTCTTATAATCAAAGTATAAAACTTGAACAGTATTTTCGTCATATCCACCCCAACCAGTTACATACTGTCTATTACCTGGCATTTGCTGTATACGCTCTAACTCTCTTTCAGATATATTTGGAAACTCTTTTTTAAGCTCTGGTATTGTAATAGATTTTATCTCACCTACGTAATATATGTCTTCGAAGTTAGGATCTTCTGTATACGAATAAACCATATAAGCTGGATCCACGTAATCAATAGTAATACCGTTAGCCGTGTTGAAGTTTGTTTTAGCAGCTGCAATACCACAAACAGCTAAATCCATATTAAGTCTACGTTTTGTAAGCTCGTATTTATTTTGAGCCATAACAGAAGATATAGCCTCTTCTTCAGCTATTTCTATGCTTTGCTTATATGATAATTGCATATGAAGCTCTAGTTCTTCTTCGCTTTCCGGTAGTAAATCAGGGTTTGGTACTTGGTACAAGTCAATACCTAGATTTGTTTTTAAATTATCTAAGTATTGTTTAGCTAGCATGTCTTCATATATCTTAGAAGCATACTCAGTTCTTTTCTTTATAGACTCAGGATCTTGAGCATAAGCTTTAACGTCATAAGAATGTGCTGATATACCATTAACAACAATATCTACAAACTTAGATAAAATAGGTACAGGTTTCCAGTCTAAATTAAGATAAGACAAATCACCATTAATAGATAATTCGTCTTTATATTTCTGAACAGGCTGTTCTCCTCTAGCATATAATCTTAGCGTATTAAAATTATTCCAATTGGTTAAATAAGCGTTACCATTGGTTCTACCTGATTTGAACCACTCATACTCAATAGCCATAGCAACTTGACTGCCGTACTCTATGCTTGCTTTTTCAGCATCACTAACTACTTGACTTGGAAAAGCGCTATTTGAATTAGTATATATATTCATTTAACTTATTATTTTTGATGTAGTTCCCCTGTTGTCATATCTTTTGATACCTAAATCTACGGGTTTTAAAATTCTTTTATTTACTGGAGAATACCTATGCTTGTTACAGGCCATAAGTGCTAAGCCAGAGCTAATAGAAGCATCATGCTTTGTTCTGTTATTTATATTAAACTTAGCCCAGTCTTCTAGTGTTCTTTGAAAATAAACATCACCATAACCAGATTCTTTTAATCCAACAAAATGCTCTATATAGCTTTCAATAGCTGAAGCATGAGCTTGTTTTATATCTTCACTAGAGTTTGGTATACCACCTAGTTCTTTTTCTGTAACCGACAACTTGCTGTAAGTTCTATCTGGTCTGTTCATTGCAAAACCTCTATAACCTCTACGTTTAAAATAATATAAAAGTCTTGGTTTATTATTCTCTACTAATATTGGCATACCATAGAATACGCAAGCCATGAGTACATCTTCAAAAAATATTTCAGCCGTTTGAGGTCTAGCTATATATTCTAAAAAGAAATGATTAGCTGGCGCGTCTTCCATTGAAAACTTAGTTAAGCCGTGCAAAGATCCTTTAGAGCCTCTTTTATCTACAGTACCTGATATGTCATAAGGGTCACAACCAAAAGCGCCTATGTGTTCGTTGCTCGGGTAATTGATACCATTTTTTTGATATCTTTTGTTTTGTAAATGAATTGCAGGTACCCAAGTTACTAAAAATCTACCACTGTTATTTGGTACAAATATAACTCTTGTATCTTGCTCACCGTTTTCCCATTGAAAACTACCTTTTGTTACACTTATAGAATTTTTAAGATCTTCATTAAAATCTATCTGCTCGTATATCTTAGTTAGATTAAATAAAGACTCTTTTGATTCATCTCTAAAAGCATGCTTAGTAGTGCGTGGAAACTGTCTATAAAATTCATTTAAAGCATCTTGATCTTGCTTCAATCCTTCAACTTCATTGTCCCAATACTCTATTACACCTAAATCTATTTCCTCACCTTGAGGCCCTTGTACTGTTTTTTTAGGTGTTTCGAAGACAGGTAATCCATAAGAATCAATGTATCCTTCGTAATTCCACTCCATAGGTATAAACAAGCTATATAATCCAGAGCGAGTTTGTCCATTCGCATTTCTTTGAGTGACGTCCGAGTCATTGTATAATTTTTTAAAGTTATCACCACCTTTGTCTAATGAGTTACTAGTTGAACCCATCATACACTTACCAATAATTCTAGAACCTAATCTAAGGCACGTTTTTGTAACACGCCAGTTATTTAATATATTATTAGGTCTTTCCCACTTACCACTTTCATCGTGGACTAGTAGTCTTAGTTTCTCACCGTCGTAGGAGTTGTCTCCTGTATTTTTCCAGTCGATCGTGGTGTCGAGACCATCAAGCTCTCTAAGCGATTCGTTTGTCTCAAGCTTCTTACGGGTGTATTTCGTCGCGGGGACACGATATGCGAGCTCTGTCTTTGGCCTGTCCATACCGTCCTGTATTGGTTTGAAAAAGAAGGGGTAGTTGACCGATATTGGGACGACTTTATCTGTAAACATCTTTTTTGCATCAGGACCAGATTTGGACAATATTCCAAATCGTGAGTCTGATGAAATCGTTGCAGCATTAACTGTTTCAGCTGACGACATGAAGCTAAATCCAGAACGTCTGTTCTTAAGGTAGCACATTCCATAGCTTCGCTTGTCTGCTTTGCAAGCTTCCCAGAATATGTAGAATAATCTGTTTGCTTCCCTAAAGTCTGGCTGCCCAACATCAATTTTGGACCACTGCAAGTACATATAGTGAGTACCAGTAAGGTAAGTAGCCAAGCCCTTATTATAGAACCAAAAGCCTTCTTCCCTGCGGACGAACTCATTATCGATGTAATCATACCATTTTTCTTTAAAGTCTAATGGGTATTCTTCCCAATCAAATACAGACTTTATTTTTTTTAATACTTTAGGATATTCCGTATATTCCCATTTGTTAGTTTCAAACTTATGTACGTTGTTAGCTTTAGGTAAAGCTATTTTTAAGTTTTGTATTTCGTATATCTCACCTATTGTACCGTCTTTGCTTATTATAACGATATCATGCTCTTTGTTATAACCATACTCCCATTTCTTGTAACGGTTTGTGCGGTTTAAAACCTTAGGCTTTATGTGATCTTTTAAGACCTTATATAACGTTTGCTCGTACATTATTTCTTAGATCTTCCTTCAGCAAACCCTTTAAAAGTTCTTTCTTCTTTAACTTCTTTAGGTTTGTCGTTTAGCATATTCTCTTCTTCTTCAATGCGATTAAGTATTTCAAAGGCATCGAATATAGCTAGCTTTTTAGTAGCTGCTGCGTTTTTAAGTCTGTCAGCTGATATATCATCATCTGAATCAACAATAGCTTCTTTAGCTACTTTGATTAACTCCTCAACTGCTCGCTGCCCAGCTTGGATTATATTCTTCTTCGTTTCCTTGGTGTTCATACTTAATTACAATATCATTAGATTTCATACAGTAAAGTCTCTTTCCTTCAACTAAAAACTCCCATTCGCCGTTAGGCGTATAACCGACTAGGTCTCCTGAGTTTATTTCTAGCGCTTCTAAGGACTTATTGCCATATTTTAATATACCAACAAGCTTACGCTCTTTATCAAGCGTTAGAGAATCATTACTTTTTATAGGTGTTATAAAACATCTGTCACCAACAGTGTTCCAACCGTTTTCATTTTTATACAAATAAACCTGGTCAAGGTTGCAGAAATACAAATCATTTTCAAAATAAGATCTGCTTTTCTTTTTCTTACCTTTCATATCATAAAAGGTTCTAAACACATTTTGGTGTATAACTATTATATCACCTTTTTTAATGCCGGATTTAAAAGCTAGTGGTGTTTCTATAACTTCAGCTAAACGGTTTACAAATTTCCAGTTTTCAATTTTAGTATTGATAACTACATCTTTGCCTGCTATTTTAACTGTATTATTATATTTATCACCAACAGGCTTTACGATAAAATCGTATAAGCTTTTCATTAAT